GCGACTTCTCCGAGTGCGACCTGGCCAAGCCGCTCGAGCTGCACCATTCGCACGTCGAGTTCAGCCTTCAGAACGGCGTGGACCTGGCGTGGCTGGAGAAGGACTATCCGGGCATCTCAAATCTCGACGAGGTCGGGGCCTGGGTCGAATCGGCCGCGAACCTCGCCGTCTACTGCGTCTTCCACCATCGGGGCCACGGCGGCGTGCATGTCGCCGCAGCGGCGGACTTCGAGGCCGAGAAATATGTGCGGGGGCTGATCGCACCATGAGCCTGTTTGAGTACGTGCGCCACCCGCACGTCGAGGCACGCAGGCGTCAAGGTCCGGTGAAGGTAGCCGACCAGCACGCGGCCGACAGTGCCTACGCCCGGTTCAACACCCGGGTCGCGCTGGCCACCACGGGGTTCGTCGGATCAATGAACTGCGCGTGGCTGTTCGCGGCGATCGCCCTGATCTCTCTGCCTGCGGCGATCGCGTCGGGCAGCGTCATCGTGATCGTGTCGTGGGTCGCCCAGACGCTTCTTCAGCTGGTGCTACTGAGTGTAATCATGGTGGGACAGAATGTGCAGTCGCAGGCTGCCGACAAGCGGGCCGAGGCCACTTACCTTGACGCCGAAAGCGTGCTGCACGAGGCAGCCCAGATCCAGGCCCACCTGCAACTCCAGGACGACCGGCTCGAAGCCCAAGACCGCGCCCTGTCCGAGCAGACCGCCACCCTCCAGGCGATCGTCGCCCGCCTCACCGCGCCAGGCCCCTGATGCTCGCCACGCTGCGCAACGCCGCACGGCGGGCACGCCGCGCGCTGCACCGGCTGGCTGGCCGGATCCGCGATCTGGCCCGGGACCGCGCATCCGACACGGACGGAGACGGCTGATGGCGATCTTCGGCCCGGACCTCAGCTCCTACCAGCACGGCGTGAACGTCGCAGCCCTGGCCGGCGCCGCATTCGTCCTGGCCAAATGCACCGAGGGCGTGTACTACGCGGACGCCGACTACAACGGATGGCGGTCACAGACCCGCTCCGTCGGGAAACTGTTCGCGGCGTATCACTTCCTCAAAACCGAGTCGACGGCCGCAGCGCAGGCCGCCTGGACCAAGGCCCACCTCGGCGACCCCACCCTGCCGGTGATGGTCGACGTGGAGACCGAGGGCCCGTCGATGCCGAGACTGGCCGACGTCGTCGACTACGTGGACGCGTGCGCCGCGATCGGCGTCCGGGTCAAGCTGGCTTACGTCCCCCGCTGGTTCTGGTCGCAGATCGGCTCGCCGAACCTGACGCCGCTGTCGGCCCGCGGCGTCGGCCTCATCTCGTCGGCCTACCCGGGCGGCTCCGGCTACCCCGGCGACAACGCGGCCGGCTGGCTGCCCTACGGCGGCGTCACCCCGACGCTCTACCAGTACACGGACGCCGCCGTCGAGGGCGGCCAGGCCGTCGGTGACATGAACGCCTACCGCGGAAGCCTCGCCCAGCTCGCGGCGTTCCTCGGCTCCCCCGCACCGCCCCCCATCCCGGCCACGACAACACAGGGAGACACCGTGGGCACCATCCCGGCCAGTATCGCCGCCAAGTGGCCTGAGATCGCCGGGGAGTTCCCGGCGAACGCGACGTTCGACAGCGACACCGCCCTCATCTGGTCGGACGCCGGATCCCGCGCCGCCGCGCTGCACGCGGCCGAGGCCCGCGACGCCGCGAACTGGGCGAACCAGGCGGCCGGGCAGGCCCGCGACGCCGCCAACTCGCTGAGCGCCAAGCTCGACGCCCTGGCCGCAGCCGTGAGCCAGCCGCCGACCATCGACGTCAACGCCCTGGCCGCCGCGATCGCCCCGCACCTCGCCGCAGGCGCCACCGCCGACGTCATCGCAGCGGCCGTCCTGCACCACCTGTCCACCGCAACTGCGAACGGCTGACCGCGACCGTCATGGCCCCAGACCCCGGCCTGCGACGACCGCGATGACCGACCACAACCTGATACAAGACGGCCTGCTGGTCCTCAGCGGCGGCACCCTGACCGGCGTCGCGGCGGTCCTCACCTACCGCCTGAGGATCAGGGAAGTCCAGGGGGCGGAGACCAAGACGATGGTCGACAACTCCAAGGCCGTGGCCGAGATGTCCCTGGCGTTGCTCACCCCCCTGGAGCGGGCCGCCACGAAAGCCGAGACCCGCGCCGCCGAGCTCGAAACACAGGTCCACAACCTCGAATCCGCGATGCAATCGCTCACCGAATCCCTCGCGACGCTGACGACACGATTCCAGGCCGAACGCGAGGAACTGCAACGGCAGATCGCCGCCGTCACCACCGAACGCGACGCCGTCGCCGCGTCACTGAAACTCCTTCGGGACGAGCTGGAGGCGCTACGGCAGGCGGGGTCGACCGCGCCGTGAGGAGCACATCGACGTGAGACTGCCGCACCGGCGACCACGACCCGAACCCGACCCGCTGCCCGCGGTGCGCCGCGCCACCACCGGCATGGAAGAACGCTGGCAGGAGATCGGGCAGCGGCTGGAGGCATTCTCGACACGCCTGGCCGGCGCCGCCGACCGGATGTGGGAGATCGCCGACGACGCGGCGAGACAGGCGGAGGAGTCCGATGAGCATGACACCTGAGACGCCCGGCGCTCCGGAGCCGGACGCCGCGACCGTCGCCACACTCGTCACGGAGGCCGCCGAGCTGCGGGAGACGATCGTCGGGCTGCGCACGGACATGCAGGCGTCCGAGAGGCGGTCCGCGGTGGCCCTGAAGGCCGAGAAGTCCAAGCGCCGCAGGTCCCAGCGGTGGCTGCTGGCCGCCGTCGCGGTCGACGTGGCGTTCACGATCACCCTGGCTACGGTCCTGTCCGGGCAGGCGCACACCAATGCCCAGCTCAAGGCGGCCACCGCGCAGATCCAGGAATCGCTGAGGCGTAGCTACGCCACCACCCAGCAGCAGGCGCAGATCCGCACGCAGGTGCTGTGCCCGCTGTACGGGGTGCTGGTGGCGTTCACCGACGACCCGGCCCGGACCGTGGGGCTGACGCCGGCGCAGAAGCTGCGGTCGGACAACGCGGTGGCGGTCGTGGAGAAGGGGTACGAGACGCTCGGGTGCCAGCCGGCGGTCGCCGGCCAGGGCAAGCGGTGAAGCCGGTGACCCGGCGCCCCTTCCGCGACCAGCAGGCGGACGAACCCGGGCAGCGGGCCGACGGCGACCGGCGCCCCATCCCCGACCCGACCGCGCTGACCACGGCGCAACTGCGCCGCGAACTGGCGTCCCTGCGGGAGGTCGTCGAAGCACGCCTCGACGGGATGGACCGCGCCACCGAACTCCTGTCCGAGGGCGTCAACCGCACGCCCACGGAGATCGAAAAGCAGATCAAGCACCTACGGGAGCTGAATGAGGAGAAGTTCCAGTCCGTGGCGCTGCAGTTCGTCGAGCGGGACGTGCGCACCGCGCAGGCCTCGACCGCGAACGGGCAGGCGCTGAACGCCGCCCTGCAGGCCGCGAAGGAGTTGGTGACCGCGCAGGGTGAGGCGTCGGCCGCCGCGGCGGTGAAGTCGGAGACGTCCTTCACGAAGCAAATCGACCAGATCGGGACGATCATCCAGACGCTGGAAAAGTCGATGGACGCCCGACTCACCGAGATCAAGGAGCGCATCGACCGCGGCGAGGGCCAGTCCGCCGGCGCGCAGCACTCCCGGACCGAGGACCGCCTGGACCGCGGTTCGCTGCTGGCCCTGCTGGCGGTGCTGGTGTCGGTCGCGGCGATCGTGACGGCCATCGCGCTGCACCATTAGCTGATCGTGATTTGGGCCCCCCGCTTCGGCGGGGGGTCTTTTTTGCGTTCCGGGCCAGGTGGACGACACGCCGCGCGTCCGCTTTACAGGCTGCACGCACCTGCCTATCTCCTTGGCACGCCGGTATTCCGGAGACAGAAGGGTGTGTCTAGTGAGACCATCACCCCATGAGACTCAGCACTCTGCCGGCGACACAGAACCAGCTGCGCGCCTTCACCTATGGGCGCGTCTCCAGGGACCCGAAGGGCCGCGGAACATCCGTCGCGGCGCAGAACGAAGAGAACGAACGCATCTGCGATGAGCGCGACTGGGTGATCGTGGGCCGGTATGAGGATCCGGACCGGAGTGCCTCGCGGCACGCCCGCAAGTCGCGACCGGACTACGAGGCCATGGTCGAGGCTCTGCAGCGCGGCGAGGCCGACGTCATCGTGTACTGGGAGGCCTCACGCGCCTACCGGGATCTCGAGGTGTACGTCAAGCTGCGCAGGCTGTGCCTGGAGACCGGTGTGCTGCTGTGCTACAACGACACGATCTACGACATGAGCAAGACGTCCGACCGGGCGAACTCGGCGCGGGATGCCGTGCAGGCTGAGACCGAGAGCGATCAGATCAGGGACAGGGTTTTGCGAACCACACGTCGTTTCGCAGCGCAGGGCCATCCGCACGGGCGCATACCGTTCGGGTACCGGCGGGAGTACGACCCCGCGTCGGGCGATTTGATCGAGCAGGTGGTGTACGAGCCGGAGGCTGTGGTGGTCCGCGAGATGGCGGCCCGTGTGTATGGCGGTGAGACGACCTACAGGATCGCGAAGGACTTCAACGAACGCGGGCTGCGGTCGCCGACGGGGGCCGGGCCGTGGACGGCCGAGATGGTGAAGCGGACGCTGCTGAAGCCGACGTACATCGGCAAGCGGCAGCACGGCAAGAAGGGGGTCGTCGCGAAGGCGGAATGGAAGGCGATCATCGAGGATGAGGCCGTATATGCCGCGATCGAGCGCACTCTGACCAATCCGGGACGCAAGACGATGAAGGACAACGCAGTCCACTGGCTGCTGTCGGGGATCGCGACACCCCAGTGCGGCGGCCTGATCCGGGTGCGGAACAACCGTGGCCACAAGGCGTACACGTGCGTGACCGACTTCTGCTGCTCGATGATGGTCTACAAACTCGACGACATTGTGCAGGAAGCGCTCCTGGAGTATGCGGAGAAGCCGGGTTTCGCCGCTTCCCTCGTGCGCACTGGTATCGAGGAGCAGGCGAAAGCCGCAATGGCCGAGGCCGCCCGGATGCAGATCGAGTTGGATGACGCGAGGACGGCGTTCGGGTTGCGGCGACTGTCGCTGGCTGCGATGTCCGAGTTGGAGGCGAACCTGCAGCCGCTGATCGATGCCGCTTACACGCAGGTGCGGGAGACGGATGTCTCCCCGGTGCTCCGGCGGCTGGCGTGTGCCGAAGCGCGGGCCGTGTGGGAGGAGCTTGATCTCCCGCAGCGCAGGGAGGCGATCCGTGCGGTGATGACGGTGCAGTTGAACAAGGCGTATTCGCTCGGCGCGAGGAAGATCACGCCGGACCGGTATGCGATCGCTTTCACGTATTAGGTCCGGGAATGCCGAAAGCGGCCGTCCGTGGTCTGGGGACGCCGCTTGGGGGGTGGCTGTGTCGGGCGGTTCAGGATGCGCGGTTTGCTGCGGCCTGTGTGATCGGGTGGATGGTGGCGCCCGGTCCGGCCGTGTTCGCTGTGGCGAGGCGGGTGGCGGGGAGCCACGGGTTGCCGGCGCCGTGCCGGTGTCGCGGACTGTGTCCGCCTCCTGCGATGTCCGCGAGCCGTTCGACGGCGACATCGATACCGGCGTCGATCGCGGCTTCCTCCCGGCGCTCGTGCAGCTTCAGTGTGGCGACGATGGTTGCGGTGCGTTTGCGTGAGCCGCGGACGATGGTGCGGGCCATGGCGCCCATTCCGGCCAGCAGGGCGATCAGGAGGTAGAGCCGCCCTGTGCCGTTCGTCGGGTTGTCGAGGTCGGTGTCGCGCAGGAGTGTCCCGCTGACGGCGCAGGCGACCCATAGCGCAGCGGTTGGCGCGGGCCCGTATGCGGCTCGTGGCCGCAAGTGCTTGATCTGACGAATCATTGTCTTCCCCAGCTCTCCCCAAGTGACCACCATGTGAATATGTCCAAGCTAGGGCCCGATCAAAGGCCTGTGAAGCCTCAACAACCTTGGCGTCAGGACGTTCGATGTCCTACCTCTTCTATGCGGACTCGACATCACCCCTGGATGCGATGATCGCGTCGATGATTCCGTTGACTTCGGCGAGGACGCTCTTCACGCGCCGATTGAGATGTGCGAGGGCGTCACGCTGCTCCACTGGCGTCAGGCGTTTGTCGTCGAGGATGTCCTGGATGGCTGCGGCGATGGGGTCGGGTGTGGCGCCGGCCGGTCGTGGGGGGCGTCCGTCCATGAGGGTGGCGATGAGGTCCGCGATGGGCTCGTGGCCGGCGGCGCGGAGGGCTTCGAGCGGGTCGGCATTGAGGACGGCGGCGATCGCTGCGGCGGTGTTGGGGTCTGTGCTGTTCTGGCCGTTGACCCATTGCGATACGGTCTGTTTTTTCGTCGGGGTACCCGCCGCGTCGAGTTGCTGGCGTAGGTCCGCTTGCGACATGTCGAGGGCGGCCAGGCGTGCGCTGAGCCATTTGCCCCACGCTTCGGCCACAGGGTTGGTGTGCGTCATGAGGTGCCCGCCTTGATGGGTTGCCGGTGCCGACTGCATGGAACCCTACCCGCTCTGTCCTAGGCATAGGACATTCGGCGCGCTCCGGTGGCGCGCACTCCGAGACGTTCCCGACATCGAGAACATAAACGCCAGTGGCCTAGACCGCCATGGCCCACTGGGGAGATTTCGGGGCGCGTGCACCGCAGCGCGCACCCCAAGCTTTACCTTTCCGTTATCAAAATCAGTCCTATACGCAGGACCCATGGGCTAGTCTGTCCTACATGACGGACGTCACTTCGATAGGACTCAGACCACCCCGACGCGGACTCCCGCTAGGCCTGGAACACAACGTCTTCGAGTTGATCGCCGCAGGCCACGACGAGCTACGGCACTCCAAGGACGGAAAGCCCAACCTCGCCCGCATCGCCAGGGCCGCAGGGCTGCACCGGCAGCGCTTCGCCGACATCGGCAGCGACAACGGCGCCGAGTACCCGAGCATCTTCACCCTCGGAGCCGTCGTCCGCTGCTACGAGCGGATCCACGGAGTCACCGAGAAGGAGGCGCTCGCGGCCGTGCTGCGCGTCATCGACATCGACGACGCCGAGCCGGTTGCGGCATGACCACGGGCGAGTTCTCCCGCGAGGCGATGGCCGCCCGGCTCGGCGAGCAGGTCATGACCGATATCGGCCGCCTCGTCGCAGCAGCCCCCGAACCGAGCCCGGTGACCGTCGAACGGCTGCGCCGAATCTTCGCCCCTGCAGTCGCCAAGCTGACCGCCGAGCAGAATGCCGCTTCGGATATGGCGGGTGCGGCATGAACGCCCCGTCCACCCTCAGATCCAGGATCTTCGGCCGGCCGACCGCTGTCTACCGGATCTTCGATGCAGACGAACGGCTGCTGTACGTCGGCATCACCTGCAACCTGAAGGCGCGCCTGTCCAATCACCACGCCTGTAAGCCCTGGTGGCCTGATGCTCGTAGCGCAGCCATCGAGTGGTGCGCCGACCGGCGGATCGCCTTGCACCAGGAGGCGTGCGCGATCCCGGGCGAGAACCCCCGCTACAACATCACGAGGCCGTACCCCCGGCGCCCGCTCCCAATCCGCGAGCATCCCGGAACGTTCCGCGACCGGTTCGGCGGGGACGAGTCTGAGCCGACTTCGCTTGCAGGCCTTGCCGTGCGGGGGTGGGCGAGGCCCGTCGAGCCCGACGAGTTCGCCGAAACCCGTGCCATGTGGACCTCGTGGCATGCGGACCCCACCACGCACCCGACGCACCCCCGCAGGCCAACTGCCGCCTAGCCCGCTAAACAGCGGCGGCGGCCGACCGGGGCCATCCAGTCAACCGCCTTGCCGCGTCGCTACTGAACGCCCACCAGAAAACCACCGATTAACCGTCAACGTAAGGATGTGGGCACCCGTGTTCCAGTTTGCACGACGACGCACCCGCAAGCCAGCCCGTCACAGTGCGGGTTCGCCACCCCGGGTCGCCGTAACACCCCAGGCCGTTACCGCGCCGCCGGCCACCAAGGCGCCCGCGCCGTTGCCCTACTCCCCGCAGGTCCCGGGGATGAGGCACCGCCCGCAGGTCGACTACACCAGTCCCAGCGGCCTCACCCAGATCTCGGGCCTGGCCAGCGACGGACTCACCGTGATGTTCCCCCGCGTCGCCGAAGCCCCGAAGGCGCCCCGGCACTCCACGCCCTGCGACGACCGCGACACCGGGGACCTGTCGGTCGTGGCGCGCGTCCTGTCCGCCGTCTACGCGAACCCCACCGCCACGCCACCCCCGCACGGCGGGTCCGAGGACTCCTACGCGAACCTCGGCGACTACTTCGGCCTCACCGCCGCCAACCCGGTGCGCACCACCCGCGTCGATGGCGACTGGTTCCACGGCGACACGGCGGCCGACCGGACTCTGCGGTCGTTCCTGAACCGCGTCGCGATGATCCCCGGCCATGCCGGCGGTCCCGGGCGCCCGGCGGGTTCCCTCGACACGGCCACGTTCACCGCCGTCAGCCTCGGCGAGTTCGCGGGCGGCGCCACTACCGGAAGGCAGGCCTCCCGATGACCACGACCACGGTCTCACCGCTGCTCAACACGACGGCCGTCCACCAGATCGCCGGGCTGAACGGCCTCATCCGGACGATCACGAACCGGCCGGAGGTCGCGCAGCTGCTGGAGGGGATGTTCCGGAACATGGTCGTGCCGCTGGGCGCGGTGAAGGATCCGGGTTCCGCACTGAGTCTGCTGCTGGACGCGTTCGGCGGCAACGGGGCGGCTCTGGAGCGGGCGGACACGCCGGACATGGAGGGGGTGTCGGCGACGTTCCCCGGCGGCCGGGTGTCGCTGTGGTTCTTCATGCCGCGCGACGAGGCTGCGGACGAGGACCCGGTCAAGGCGGACCCCGAGCCTTCGGCTGACAACAGCGAGGCTGCGGCCGAGTCGGCGCCGGAGGTGTCCGCATGAGCGCCGCGATCACCACCCCGGCCTTCCGTCCCACCCGCGGCCTGCGTCAGTGCCTGGTCGCCGTCGCGGACTTCGCCCAGTTCGGTGCGGAGCGTCCCACGTTCTGCGACGTGATCATGCGCAGGGTCGACGACCCGTCGGCGCTGCTGATGGTCGGCCCGCCGCGCCTGACGGTGGTCATGCCGCCGTGCGACGGGGATGAGACCTTGACCGACATCATCGTGGCGGCCCGCCGTCTCGGCATCCCGGTGGCGGTGGATTTCGAGGGCTCCTACCTGTGGGCGGACCTGGACTTCAACGGCCTGATCGTGCGCGCGATGGGCGACCACACGACGTGCGGCGCGCGGTATGCGCTGGAGTCGCTGGCCTCGTGCCCGATCGGTGACCTGGACCGGACGCTCGGCGCGATCGCCGAGGCCCGCGAGAAGTGGGGGCTCTGATGGCCGCCGCGACGTGGACCGACGTGCTGGCGGCGTTCGGAGCCGCCCACGAGGCCGCGAAGCAGGCTCGCGGCCACACCCGCGAGCAGCGGGCCGGGAACGCCGAACCGCCGCCCGGGTCCGAGTACTGGATCGGCGAGGCTGACGCCCGCTGGGACGCGTTGCTGAGACTGGCGTCGCTGGACGTCGTCGAGCAGGTCGTCGGCGAGGGCGTGGCGTCGGAGTACATGGGCCGTCGCCGCCGGGTCGTGAACAAGACGGAGCCGCTCGCGGGCGACTGGCGCGAGTCGGTCGGGCGCGTCGACTGGTCTCGGGGTGCGGCATGACCGCGCTCGTCGGCCCGCTGCCGACCGTCACGTTCGGCGACGGCACCCGCGTCGTCTACACCGTCCCGCGCGACACCTGCGACCCGCGACATGCCGCGTGCAAGGCGCACCGCGTTGCCTGCGACTGCCGTGAGGCCGAGTTCGCCGAGACCATCAGCGAGCTGCGGGCCATGCTGCGGGACACCGAGAAGGCGGTCAACGAGATCCTCGCCGGCCACCAGACGTGGGCGATGACCGAGACCGGCCGTGACACGTTCGCCGAGTGCCGGTGCACGGGCTGCCAGATCGTGCGGGCCGCCGATGTCAACCTGCGGTCCCTCACCGCGGTCGGTAAGGAACGGGAAGCCGCCGGACTGCCGTGGGCCATCGGGGGCGAGCTGTGACCGCTGACGAAGGCAAACTGCGCGAGCACCAGCTCGCCGAGGTCCGTCGGCATATCCGCGAGTGGCGCGAGGACGCCGCCGAATGCCAGCGCCGGGCGGACGCGTGCCAGCGGACCGTTGCCGAACATCTTGCCGAAGCGGCCAGATCCACGGAGTTGGCACGTCGCTGGGAAGCCATCCACGACGCCATACGCCTCGGCCTCACCCCCCTCTTGGACGTATCGCCGTTCAACGCGCCGGAAACGGAAGAGGTGCCGTTTTGACCACCCTCGCAGCACTGCCCTTCGCCATCGACTGCGTCACCGAGCTCGCGCCAGCCGACGCCGACCGCGACAAGTGGCTGGCACTGCGCCAATCAGGCATCGGCGGTTCCGACGCCCTGGCCGTCCTCGGCATGGACCGGTGGAAGTCCCGCCTCGGCGTGTACTTCGACAAACTCGGCGACGCTCCCGAACGCGAGGACAACGACGCCATGGAGTGGGGTCGGGACGTCGAGCCGGTCATCGCCGACTGGTTCGCAAAGAAGACCGGCATCGCCGTGTACCGCTGCGGACTGCTGTCGAACAACGAGCGCCCCTGGCAGCTGCTGACCCCGGACCGCATCACCGCCGACCGCGGGCTGCTGGAGATCAAGAACACGAGCATGTACCGGGCGTCCGAATGGGACGACGACCAGGTCGCCGACGGCGCCGAAGCCCAGTTGCAGCACGGGCTCGCGGTCACCGGACTCGGCCACGGCTGGGCCGTGGCGGCGGTCGCCGGTCATCCGCCGGTCATCCGCCGCGTCGAGCGGGACGAAGCCCTGATCGCCGACATGACCGCCATCGAGGCCGAGTTCTGGCAGATGGTGTGCGACCGCACCCCGCCGGCCATCGACGGCAGCGTCGCCACCGCCGAACTGCTCGCACGCATGCACCCGCACGCCGACGAGGACGCGGTCGGCCTCTCTCTCGAGGCTCTCGCCGCCGCGGCCACCTACCGGGCGATCGGCGCGGAGATCAAGCGCATGGAAGCCGACCAGCAGCTGTGCCGCAACACCCTCGAGGCCGAGCTGGGCGCGGCGCAGGCAGGCCTGTCCGGCGACAAGCCGGTCGTGTCCTGGCGCAACACCGGCCAGTTCAACGCCGAGGCGTTCGCCGCCGAGAACCCGGACCTGGCAGCGACCTACATGCGGCCGATCGAATCCCTGGACGCCAAGGCGCTCAAGGCCGACCACCCAGACCTTCACCGGCGCTACCGCTCGCGCCGCTTCCTCGTGACCAAGGAGTCCTGATGGGCAACGACCTCGCACAGCGAGTCTCCGCGCAGCGCAACGGCGTCGCGGAAAACGACGGCGCCCGCACCCTGGGCGAGCAGATCCGCTCCATGCAGTCCCAATACCAGCTGGCCATGCCCAAGGGCATGGAGGCCGCACAGCTGATCCGGGACGCGATCACGGCAGTGCGCAACACCCCGAAGCTCGACCAGTGCGAACCGACGTCCGTGCTGGGGGCGCTGATGAACTGCGCGCAACTCGGACTGCGGCCCGGCGTCCTGGATCACGCCTGGGTGCTGCCGTTCTGGGACTACAAGTCCCGCGGCTTCAAGGCGCAGCTCATCCTCGGCTACAAGGGCTACATCGAACTGGGCTACCGGCACGGCCGCGTCGCGTCGCTGATGGCGCGCACGGTGCACGCCAACGACGTGTACGACGTCGACTACGGCGTCAACGACAACCTGGTCCACAAGCCGTTCCTCGACGGCCCGCGCGGCGAGGCCCGAGCCTTCTACACCGTCGTCAAGTACACCAACGGCGGATACGTGTTCTACAACATGTCCAAGTCCGAAGTCGAGGAGCACCGGGACCAGTACGCCACGACCAAGACCAAGGAAGGTGTGATCTTCGGTCCGTGGAAGGACAACTTCGAGGGCATGGCGCTGAAGACGACCGTGCGGATGGTCTCCAAGTACATGCCGAAGTCCGCCGAATTCGCCTCGGCAATGGCGGTCGACGGCGGCCTGAGGGTCGACCTGGAACCGGGTCACGCGCCGGAGGACGCCACCGTCCGCGTCGAGCGTGACGCCATCGCCGGCGAGGTGCTGCCGGAGTCCGGCCAGGCGCCGATGGCCGGGGAGTTCGAGGCCATGCAGGCGGCGATGGGTGGCGGTTCCGATGGCTGAGACCGTGACGGCGCCGGCCGTGAACAAGCCGCGGGCCTACGCGTTGAAAGCGCTGCGGGAAGGCCGGGTGTGCGTCGTGCACGCTCGGTCGGTCCCGAGCCGCGACGCGGTCCCCCATGAGGTGCTGGGGCGCGTCGTCGGGCACAACGGCGTCTACAGCGTCGGCTACCGGTCCGGGACGTGGTCGTGCTCGTGTGGTACCGAGCAGCCGTGCGGGCACCGGACTGCGGTGGCGCTGGTCGTCGGGCATCCGGTGAGCGCTCCGGTCGAGGCGTCGCCGTCGGCTTCGTGTGCCTGGTGCCGCGAGCCGGGCCATCACGAGGACGACTGCCCGGAGCGGGCGGAGGACGCGGCATGAGTTGGATGGATGCCCGATGGTGCGCCTTCGACGTGGAGTCGACGGGCGTGGACGTGACGACCTGCCGGTTCGTGTCGGCGGCCGTCATCCATGTCGGGGCAGTGGAGCCGAAGGATCCGAAGACGTGGATCGTCAACCCGGGCGTGCCGATCCCGGCCGGCGCCACCGAAGTCCACAAGATCACCGATGAGATGGTGACGAAGTCCGGGACCCCGGCGTCGACCGCGATCGACGAGATCGCAGGCTCCCTCGCCGCCGCCCTGGATCGCGCGGAAGTGCTGGTTGCGTTCAACGGCGCGTTCGACCTGTCGATGCTGCACTGCGAGTGCAGGCGGTACGGATTGCCGACCGTTGCGGAACGTCTCGGCCGGCCGATCGCCCCGGTTCTCGACCCACACGTCATTGACAAGGCCGTCGACAAGTACCGCAAGGGGAAGCGCACCCTGACGGCCGTGTGCGAGCACTACGAGGTTCCGCTCGGCGCGGACGCCCACGCCTCGGATGCTGACGCCCTGGCGACGGCTCGGCTGATGTACAAGCTCGGCGCCAGGTACCCGCAACTGACCCGGATGGGCGTGGACGAACTGCACGCCGCGCAGGTCGGCTGGCGGTCCGAACAGAACGCCAGCCTTCAGGGTCACTTCGACCGCAAGCGGCAGGACGGCGAGCCGCGTGAGGTCGTCGAGACCGGCTGGCCGCTGCTGGACAAGGCGATGGCGGTGGCCTCGTGAAGTTCTTCGAACACGCTGGCATCTTCGTCGCGGTCGTCGTCGCGATCTGGTGGCCAACGGTGCTGTTCCTGGAGTGGCGCAAACGACGCAAGGCCGCCGACCGGACCGAGATCGAGGAGTGGCGGTCACTGAACTCGGCGAGGCCCAGCGCGGTCTGGCGCGAGCAGCACCCCGAGGAACCCCCGGCCGACAAACCGGCCCCCTGATCGTCCGCCCGCGTACCCCCCTACGCGGGACGGACACCGGCCGGCGGCCGCCTCACCTGCCAAGAGGCGCCCGCCGGTCCACACCGCAACACCCGCATCCGCCCAGGAAGCCGCTGGCATGACGAGACTCCGCACCACCCACATTCCGGGACAGGCCGCGCTCATAGCCCGTGCCGCCTGCGCCTCGACACCCGAACAGATCGCTGTCGCCCGTGGCCGCGTCGACTGGGAGAACATCGCCGAGCCCAAGATCCTCGACTACGCCGACGAGGCACCCGGACCGTGGACGTCCTTCGACGCGAAGAGAGCCAAGGAGATCCCGGAGCCGGCGCACTGCAACTGGTGGGGGCTGCTGTTCGCCAGGCTGCACCGCGAACTGCGGGTCGAACCGGTCGGCTGGGACCAGTCGCACCGGCCGTCCTCCGGGCGCTCCGGGGTCCGGCAGTGGCAGCGCGTCGGCGGTGACCCGTCGTGAGCTTCAAGGTCATCGTCTGCGCGTTCCTGCTGGCCGTGTTCGCCGTGTACGTGGTCCCGGCCGCCGTGGAACTCCTGACGTCGGCGCATGCGGCGCTCCGGACGTGGCGTGACCGGCGTCGCGGCTACAGGGTGCTCGCCGGCCCGATGCCGCCGAGGGCTGCCGCACCTGAACCGCTGCCGCCGATCGACAGCCGGGACAAGGACGTCCCGCAGCGACCCAACCTGCCGCGCCGCATCACCGACCGGCGCGTCACCACCGAACTGCTCCGGCTCGACGGCGAACTCGCCGCGGACCCGGACCACCGCTTCACGGCCATCTGCGGCCTGTTCGCAGACCACGACACCGCCGACCACTAACCACGCAAGGGGGAACCACCATGAGCAACAACAGCAACGAACCGTCCGCAGGCCCCGTCAGGCCCTGGCCGCTGCCCAAGCGGATCCCGGGCGCCGCGCTCGACCGGGAACGCTGCCCGTCGCTGGCCGACAGGGTCGCCGCGCTGGAGAGCATCGAGCGCGAGCTCCGGGCCGGGGGCGCGCTGTGAGCACCGAGACCAGCACGCTCACGCCCGAGCAGATCGCCGCACACTACGACGACAGCCAGTGGTGGACTGACCACTACGGCCACGCCGAGTGGGCCGTCCACATCATCGGACCCGACGACGTCCACACCCGCGCCAACCCCGACCTGGACGACGACGATCCGGCCAACCCGGAGTTCACGCAGCGCACCGCGCTGAAGTTCGCCGCCGATACCAACGCCTTCGTTGCCGGGAACTTCACCCCGGACGATCCGACCGTCCACGCCGTCGTCCTGCACTGCGGCGAGCCGTGGACGCCGGACGCGGTCCACGGCGGGCCGGACGGCGCGTATTGCGAGTTCTTCGACTTCGGTGCCTGCGAGTGGTTCTGCAACCTGTGCTTCCGGGTCCTGGGCGACGACGCGACGCACTGCCCGACGTGCGCGCCGGCCAGCTTCCCCGGCCTGCAACGCCTGGAGTGCGTCGCCGAACCGACGCATCCGGCGCTGTTCATGTACGCCGACAACCTCGACGGGTACGGCAGCCCATCCTGTTTCTACTGCACCGGTAGCGCTCGGGACGCGTGGGAGTCCGAGCGTGAGCACGCCGGCCATCGTGCGTGGCGTCGCTGGCCGGCGACCGACAGGGCGCTCCGGTGGCTCGGGCACCTCCCCGGGCTGACGGTCCACCGGTCCACGGTCTACACGGCCGACTGTCGCGGGTGCATCACGAGCATCACGTGGCGGTGGTCGCGGTGAACCGCCGCATCCCCGCCGCGCTCGCGATCGCCGCCTACCTGGCGTGCATCATCGGCGCCAACGCGCTCGTCCAGCGTTACGGCATCGTCCCCGTCGGCCTCGGCCTCAGCGGACCCGCCGGCGTGTTCCTCATCGGCCCGGCGCTCGTCCTGCGCGACTACGTCCAATGGGCCCTCGGCAAGACCGTCAGCCTGCTGGCGCTCGCCGCCGGTGTCGTCCTGTCCTACGCGGTCGCAGATCCGCACATCGCCACCGCCTCGGCCGTCGCGTTCGCGATCTCCGAGTTGACCGACTTCGCGCTGTTCACCTGGATCGCGCCGCGCTGGGCTCGGGCCGTGGCCGTCGGCGGAATCGCCGGCGCTGTCCTGGACTCCGCGGTGTTCCTGCAGATCGCATTCGGGTCGCTGGCGTTCATGCCGGGCCAGGTCCTCGGCAAGGTCTACGGCATCGCGATCGCCACTGTCCTGATCGCCGCCCGACGGCGGCGAGTCGCCATTGGAGAGACCGCATGAAACCCATCGAACTCGTCCCCACGGACGCCCCGGTCACCATCGTCGCGACCGCACCCGTCCACCACCTGTGCCCGTTCGTCAACGAAGCCGACCACGGCAGGGTCACCGCCGTCTGGACCTGCAACGGCTCGACCGTCGAACTGCACTCCCTGGCCGCCTACCTCGACGGTTTCACGGAGCGAAGCATCAGCCACGAAGACCTCGTCGACGAAGTCTTCGAGCGGCTGGGCGAAGCCGCCCCGGACATCACCGTGGCCTCCGTCACCGCCCGGTTCACCACCGCCGGCATCACCGTGGAAATCAGCCGTGCTGTACCTGGCCACGCCATCGGGACCTGACGTGCGCGCCGCCATGACCGCCGGGCGCCTCGGCTGCATGACCACGCCCGCCCAGGGAAACCGCATCCCCGACGGCGCCGAATGGGGCGCCGACAACGGCAAGTTCGGCAAAGGCTGGCCTGGCCCCGAGGCCTGGTACCTGTGGCTGGCCGACCGTGTCCGCGAGTACGGGCCCGAACGGTGCCGGTTCGCTGTCGCCCCCGACGTGCCGTTCGATGCCGCCGGCACTTTCGCCGAGTCCGCGCCGTGGCTGCCGTTCATCCGCGACCTCGGCATCCCGGCGGCGTTCGCAGCGCAGAACGGCTGCGAACACGGCGACCTGATCCCGTGGGACGACCTGGACGTCCTGTTCCTCGCCGGCGACACCGCGTGGAAGACGGGCCCGGTCGCCGAACGGCTGTCGCGGGAAGCCAACGCCCGTGGCAAGGGCGTGCACATGGGTCGCGTCAACTCGCTGAAGCGGCTGCGGATCGCCGAGTGGTTCGGGTGCGACTCCGCGGACGGCACGTATGTGGCGTTCGGGCCATCGAAGAACCTGGCGCGCGCGCTCGGCTGGACGGCCGAGTTGGACCGGCAGCCTTCCCTGTTCGGCGGTGCCGCATGACCGCCCCCCTGTTCCCCTCGGGCGCGACGACGACCGACCAGGCCGTCGCACCCGAGGGCACCACGCCCCCGGCCGGAAGCGGGCCGGACGCCCGCACGACTACCCCGGCCGGAGCCAAGCCGTGCACCATCGCGTTCCCGCCCGGCTACACCCCCGACGCCCGGCGCACCCTGTTCCAGTGCGGCGCGAACGCCGGGCTCCACTACATGGTCCGGGCCCGGATCACCAAGCAGATCCGCGGCGACATGAAGAACATCGCCACACTCCAGCGGATACCCGCGTTCGACGTCCCGGTCACGATCCTCGCCGTGCAGCACCCCGCGAAAGGCAGGCGCGCCCTCGACCCCGAGAACGTGGCACCGCTGGTGAAAGCCGCGATCGACGGCCTGCGGGATGCGAAAGTCCTGGTCAACGACTCCCCCAAGTACGTGACCAAGGTGTCCTACGTCGTCGGGGACCGCGTCCCGCTCGGGCAACTCGTCCTGCACATCACGCCCGCCGGCGGCGACTCGTGACCGCCCCCGTGTTCGACGCCGTAGACGGCTGCGCAGGCCCCGGCGGATGGAGCGTCGCCATGGCCGCACTCGGCCTGCGCGAGGTCGGGATCGAACTCGACCCGTGGGCGTGCGCCACCCGTACCGCAGCAGGACACCTGACCGTCCGGGCCGATGTCGCACAGCTGCCGCTGCACCGTATGGCAGGGAAGACCCGCGGCCTGATCTTCTCCCCGCCGTGCGGGACGTTCTCCGCGGCCGGCAAGGGCGAAGGCGTGGGCGACCTTCCGCTGCTGCACCAGGCGTTGGACGATCTCGCCGCCGGCCGCGACACCCGCGCACAGCTCGCGTCGGCGTGCTCGGACCCGCGCACGCCGCTGGTCGTGGAACCACTGCGGTACGCGCTGGACCTGCACCCGGAGTGGGTCGCGCTGGAGCAGGTTCCGTCGGTACTGCCGCTGTGGCGTCACATCGCCCGGATCCTGCGAACGCGCGGCTACTCGACGTGGACCGGGATCCTCAACGCCGCAGACTACGGACTCGGGCAGGTGCGGCGGCGGGCCGTACTCATCGCGTCCCGCGTCCGCGAAGCCGCGCCCCCGGCGCCGACGCACAGCGAGATCGGCGCCCACGACCTGTTCGGCGGCTACACGCCCCCGTGGCGCACCATGGCCGAAACCCTCGGCTGGGGCTACATCCGCCGCCCGGCGCCGACGGTGACGGGCGGCGGTACGGCCACCGGCGGCGCCGAGCCGTTCGGCAACGCCAGCCGCAGGGCCATGCTCGCCGCGATGGGCGACCCGCAGCACTGGGCGTGGGCACGTCCCGCGCCCACGCTGAGCGGCACCGTCGGGCACGTCGGCGGAAAGCATGCCCGTGGGCATCTCAATCTCGACCCCGGCGATGCCGCAAAGCTCCAGGGGTTCCCGGACGGCTATCCGTTCCAGGGCAACAAGGGGCGGGTGGCGTTGCAGATCGGCAACGCCGTCCCGCCGCTGCTGGCCCTGCACGTCCTGTCCGCCGCGACCGGCATCAACCTGTCCGACGCCGAGCAGGTGGCCGCATGAACGCCGCGCCCCTCACCGACGCTACCGGTACCCGCCGCATGCTCCGCGCCCTGGGCTGCGACGGCTACAGCACCGCCCGAATCGCCACCGAACTCGGCCAGCCGGCACGGACCGTCCACAACTGGCACCGGCACCACCGGATCGAGCCGCACGTCGCCCAGGCCGTCGCAGACCTCTACACGCGCTGGGCCGGCATCCCGGCCGAGACCAACGGGTCCGCATCCGGCGACGCCGAACAGACGCGCATCGTCGCCCGGCAGCGCCGGTGGGCGCCCGCATCCGCATGGGACGGCGACGAGATCACCGACCCGCAGGCCGTCCCGGCTTCCTGGCGCACCACATGGCGCGCCGAAGACCTCCATGCCGAAGCCGAGCCGCTGCTGGCCGCCGGGGTGCCGATCGATGTGGCCGCAGCGCAGCTCGGAGTGAAGGTGGCGACGCTGCAGCGGGCCCGCGAACGGACCAGGGCTCGGGCCCGAGAACGCGCCACGGCGTCGGCCGTCACCTGACCCCCGCCCGAAACCAGTACGGAAGCAGCACGCAGTGAGCATCACGCACCAGCCCCTCCCCCAGCACCCGCCGGCGTTCCCGCCGCCCTACACCGTCGCGTCGCGCCCGGTCGACGTCGGCGTGCTCCATCGCGACATGGACACAGTCGCAGCCCAACTCCACGCACTGGAGGTCACCGCAGTCCGCCTCGCCGAGGAGCGGGACCTGGCGCGCGCCGAGACCGCCGACGCACTGGAGGCCGGCCTGCTGTTGCAGCGGCAGCGCGACCGGTACCGGGCCGAACGCGACCAGGCGCGGCGAGACCGACAGGACGCCGTCGACACCGCAGGCCGGCTCCTGGCGCACCTCCGACGGTCCGATCGGGACCTGGCCGTGTTGCATGCCGACAACCAGGCGCTGCGGACCGAACTGCGGCACACCACTGCGGCGGCCGAGGACGCCGTCCGGGCGCTCGCCGACGCGGTCCGGGAGAACGACGGGCTGCGCAAGGCCAGATGGTGGCGCCGCGGTCCGAGATGAACATCTACGACACGCCCACGAAGCCGTCACGGCTCCTCGGCCAACCGCAAACCAGCCGCCCCGGACCCAGCGAACGGGCCCGGCGGCGGCCGACCACCACATCATCCACCACGAAAGGCACCGACATGACCGCCGTTCTCGACACCCCCCCCCGCACCGAAACCGGCATGTGCCCGGACCCCGGCAAACGCGCCTTCGACTCCAAGATCGAAGCCCTCGCGTTCGTCGCCGAGGACGACGTCCGCAACGGCACCGACAACACCCCCTACGGGACCTGCAACTGCGGGAAATGGCACAACACCACCAACACCCCGAGCAGACGCAAGCCCAAGTCCTCCTCGCCGCGCATCAACGGCATCGCCGCCGGCTGGCCGGACGCACCGCTGCGCCCCGGAACCGACCTGACCGTCGGGTTCTACATCCTGCGCCCCAAGACCGCCGCGTTCTGGCTGCACAGCTTCAACATCCACAACCGGAGCTTCCGTGCCGCCGGGGCCGGCGCGCTGGCGATCGACATCCACGTCGGCGGGTTCGATTTCAACGGCGACACTTTCAGGTTCGATACCGACGGCGTCTTGTTCGACGGGCAGCACCGGTGCGCGGCGATCGCCGAGGAGGGCGACCCGGTCCCGATCATCCTGGTCACCGGGCTGGACCCGCAGGCACAGGACACCACCGACACCGGGATGCGCCGGGCGTTCGCGGATGCGCTGAAGCTGGCCGGGGAGTCCGACGTCAACAACCTCGCCTCGGTCACGGCGGCAGTGTGCCGGTGGAAGACCGGGCAGATCCGCGGCAACGGCAAGACGAACCTGTCGGTGAGGGTGCTGCAGCGGGTGCTGCGGGACAACCCCGATATCCGCGACGCGGTGCGTGTCGCACGCGCCCTGCGTTCGCACGTCGCCGTGCAGGCCTCTGTCATGGGGCTGGCGTCGTGGCTGTTCCGGAACATCGACCAGGCCGACCACGACCACTTCTTCGACAGGCTTGCATCCGGGGCCGACCTGGCGGAGACCAGTCCGATCTTGCTGTTGCGCAAACGACTCCTGGCCGATGTCGGGGCGAAGCAGCGGCTGCGCAAGCCGGAGATCCTCGCGCTGGTCATCAAGGCATGGAACCACTTCCGGGACGGCAACGAGGTCACGTACCTGAAGTGGACGTCCGGCGGCCGGAACCCCGAGCCCATGCCCAAGCCGCGCTGAACACCCGCGGCGCCGGACCCACGTCCGGCGCCGCCCTACCCCGACCCTTCGCCTCGACACGACACCAGGAGTCTCGGTGACTACCCGAACCAGCCGTCCAGCGATCGACCCCGCCTGGCCGATCGCCGACCTCGAACTCAACATGCGCGCGTACAACGCCCTGACCCGCGAAGGCGTCACCACCATCGGCCAGCTGCTCGCGATGACCGAGGCGCAGATCTGCGGGATCCGCAACGTCGGCATCGGCACGATCGACAACATCGTGGCCGCGCTCGACCGGCACGGGCTGAAGCTCGCCGGCGGCGCGCAGTGAACGTCGTCGTCAACCTCCACGGCCGCCGCGGCGACCCGCAATACGACCCCGACCTCAACGCCGGTGTCATCTACCTCGGCCGCAACCAGTTCTGGGGCCCCGGCCGGCTGCTGCGCGCGCATCCGCTGGCGAACAACTACCCCGTCAAGAAGTACGGGCTCGACCTCGCGCTGCGGCTCTACCGGATAGGACTGCTCGCCCGTCCGGACCTGGACGAGCAACTCGCGCTGCTGCGCGGGAAGACGCTTGCGTGCTGGTGCCATCCCGCGCCGTGCCACTGCCACCTCGTGGCCGAACTCCTGGCCGAACGCTGGGGCGAGTCGTGACCACCACCCAGACCGTCAAGATCCTCGGCACCCTCACGCACCTGACTTACCGTCTCGACGAACACGAGCACGCCCGACGCCAGGCCGAAGGTTCGCCCCGCCTCGACACGGGCGAGCTCAACGTCCTCATGAACCTCCCGCACGGCCTGCCCGTCCCGATCCTCAGCCTGACCCGCGACGAACGCCGACTCGCCGACCGGGGACTCCTCGAGTCGGACGGAGACGGCAACGTCATCCGTCACACCCGGCCGCCCCTGGCCGTGAACCTGGCGATGGTCCGCGCCACCCGCTGGCGTTCCGGCCTGAAGCGGGCCGGGATGTTCGCCCCGTACTGCGCCCGCGCCGTGCACCTGCCGACCGGCCCGGACGACCCGATGGCGCTGCTCGAGGCCGGGTTCTACGGCATCGGCGTGTACACCACCGGCGACGACGGCGGGATCGTCGTGGCCGTCGAGCCGCGGCCGTTCGTCAGGCGCCGGTGGACGCCGGCGGGATGGGGATTCCTGGAAGACGCGTACCGGCTGGTGGCCTCACGGCCGGTGCTGACGGGCGGTGCGGCATGACGGGCGCCGAGCCGGACGACTGGGGCGCCTTCGTCAACGAGTGCGGGATCTTCGCTCACCGCGGCGGCGCCGACTGGTGGCTCACCTATCACGGACGCCAGGCCACCACCGGACGGATCACCACCCTCGCCGAGTCGATCGCGGGCGGCCACCACCACGTGCTCTGCGAATCCGAGGAACACGCCGAGTGGCTGCGCGAACACATGATCTCGCAGGGCATTCACAAGTCGCACCTCAAGGTGCGGCGGCTATCCGTGGCCAAGGCGACGGCCGACAAGCGCAGGGCGGCGTCCGACGAACGTGCCGAACGGGTGCGGGCGGCAGTGGAGTCCAGGGCGACGGACGACGCTGGCCGACCAGCCCGGCACGTGGAAAACGTCGAGGGGTTCTGACATGCACACCACTAGCCCGGCCGCGGACGCCCGCCAAGCGTTCCCTCCCCCGCTGTCGCAGCTCCAACTCGGCCCGACAGTCACCCCCGGGGTCTGCGCGTATGCGCCACGCGAAGGGTGCGGGACCGAGGAGGCCAGGTTCTACCTGGTCGGGTGGCGGTGCGGGAAGCACGGGCCGCAGGTCGCGACCGACCCGCTCGAATCGACGGCAGGAGCCGAATCATGACCCCGAAGCCCGACGCCACCACGGAAGGCGTGGCCCTCGCGTTCGGCGAGTGGCTGTCGCTGCACGACGTCACCGTGCCCGACGTCCTGGAACTCGCCATCGGGAACGCGTTCACGGTGTGGCTGGACGCGCATGCCGAGGAGATCATCGCGGCGATCGCGGAGAAGGTGGCCAGAGGTGGGGCGACGTGACGACCATCTGTGCCCCACCTTTCACAGACCGTTGCCCCCGCTGCAACACCTCGCCGTTCGTCGCGCCGGTCGTCCGCTTCGCCATGGCCGGCGAGATCAGGTGCGTCTACCGGTGCCCGAGATGCCGGAGCAGCTGGTGGGCAGGGTTCAACGCCGCGCGCCTTGAGGGGTACGCGGATCTTGAGGTGGGGCGCTGGTCAGGACTCGGCGGACTCGCGGGCGATGAGCTCCTTCTCGGCTTGCCACTCGCCGATGCGGTTCCGCATGTGCTCGCGGAGCTTGTGCGATCGAGTCACACCCAAGCTCTTACACGCGACCCCGAAGGCCATCCACATCTCATCGCTCATCCGGATCGCCCTGTTGGGCATGGGCGTCGGCCCCGGCGACGCGTTGATGTTGTAGAGCGGGGACTCCGTCTCGATCGCGCGTCCCTCGACGGCCAGCGCGTCCTCGCGCGTCGGATACCACATCGCACGCTGTTCGACGACCTGAGGCCACCACGGCTTGACCTTGGCATGGTCCCGCCACCGCGTGGCTATGTCGTCAGTGATTCCGACATACAAGAGTGCGCCGTCCGCGTTGAAGGGGCGGTAAACCGCGGTGCGCTCAGCCACGGCTCAGGACCCGTCGGTGAGCTGCGACAGCGGCTCGCGCGGATCGCCGCCCTTGCTGATGTACCAGGCCACGGGAACGAGCACGGCAACGGGCTTGCCTCGCCGCTCGATCACCGTGTGCTGCTTCGCGTCGGCCGCCGCGTCCACGAATGCCTTGAGCTTTGCTCGCGCGTCCTGAATTCCGGTGGTGACCACGTGTGCGCCCTCTTCCATATCGGCAGCTTACAGACCTCCTGTAGGTCCACCTGACATCGTACAGGATCCGGCAAGGTGCAACGATAGGTGAACCTGTAGGTTCACGTGTAGGGTTAGCTTCAGTGAATCGGCGCATCGCCTGCAAGGGAACCGGAGCAACGACCAGTGACCACCACCTATACAGACTTCCTCGCGACCCGAACCCAACTGGGCGACCGTGGCGGATTCACGCCCGAGTGGCTCCCTGACTTCCTCTTCCCCTTCCAGCGGGAACTGGTCGAGTGGTCCGCCAGCATGGGCCGCTGCGCGCTGTTCGCCGACTGCGGACTGGGAAAAACGCCGATGCAGCTGGTCTGGGCCGAGAACGTGCGCCGCCGGACCGGCCGCCCGGTGCTGATCGTCACCCCCCTCGCCGTGTCGTTCCAGACCGAGCAGGAAGCCGAGAAGTTCGGGATCGACGCCGAGATCTCCCGCACCGGCCGCGCTGCCGCAGGCATCACGATCACCAACTACGAGCGGCTGGAGCACTTCGACCCCGGCGACTTCGGCGGCATCGTCTGCGACGAGTCCAGCGCGATCAAGGCGTTCGACGGCAAACGCCGCGCCATCGTCACCGAGTTCCTGCGCACCCTCCCCTACCGGCTGCTGGCCACCGCCACGGCCGCGCCGAACGACTACATCGAACTCGGCACGTCCAGCGAGGCCATCGGCCAACTCGGGTACATGGACATGCTCAACCGGTTCTTCACCAACAAGCAGCGCAGCAGCGCCACCGGCCGCGGATACCTCGGACAGAAGGCGGAGTGGCGATTCAAGGGCCACGCCGAGGATCCGTTCTGGCGGTGGGTCGCCTCGTGGGCCCGCGCCATGCGCAAGCCGTCCGACCTCGGATTCGACGACACCGGCTTCCGACTACCGCCGCTATACCAGAACCTCCACATCGTCGAAGCGCAGACCCAGCGCGACCATGACGCGCTGTTCGACCTCCCGGCCCACGGGCTGCGCGAGCAGCAGACGGAATCCCGCAACAGCATCACCGAACGCTGCGAGAAGGCCGCCGAGGTCCTCGCCGGCGCGGAAGCCGGCGTCGCCTGGTGCCAGCTCAACGACGAGAGCCAACTCCTCGGCCGACTCATTGACGGAGCCGTCGAACTCACCGGATCCGACTCGCCCGACGAGAAGGAAGAGAAACTCATCGGCTTCAGTGCCGGGAAGTACCGAGTGCTCGTCACCAAGCCGTCGATCGGCGCATGGGGCCTGAACTGGCAGCACTGCCACCGCATGACGTACTTCCCCAGCCACAGCCACGAGCAGTTCTACCAGGCCGTGCGCCGCAGCTGGCGCTTCGGCCAGCTGCACCCGGTCACCATCGACGTCATCACCACCGAGGGGGGTGCCGACGTCCTGGCGAACCTGGAACGCAAGTCCGTCCAGGCCGACCGCATGTTCGAGGCCCTCGTGACTCACATGCGCGCCGGAATGGCAGTGCCGCCCGGCACATCCTTCAACCAGCCTACGGAGGTCCCGACATGGCTGTCCTGAACCAGGCCATCACCGACCAGTACGCGCTCTACAACGGCGACTGCATGGAGGTCATGCCCGACCTCCCGGACGAGTCGATCCACCTGTCGCTGTACTCGCCCCCGTTCGCCGGCCTGTACCACTACTCGTCCAGCGAGCGGGACCTGTCGAATGCCCGCAGCTATGAGGAGTTCTTCGAGCACTACGCGTTCGTGGTGCGGGAGTTGCGCCGGCTGACGATGCCGGGGCGTATCACCGCCGTGCACTGCATGGACGTACCCAGCGGCAACACCGGCCGCGACTGCCTTCGGGACTTCCCCGGCGACATCATCCGCCTCCACCAGGAGGCCGGGTTCGACTACATCGCCCGCTACCACATCTGGAAGGAACCGCTGACCGTCCGCAACCGGACCCTGACCAAGGGGCTGGCCCACCGGACGATCGTCGACGACTCGTCCCGCTGTTCGGTGGCCTCTGCGGACTACCTGCTGGCGTTCCGGCGCCGCGGCGACAACCCGGTCCCGATCGCACACCCCGCAGGTCTGACCGAGTACGCCGGCGAGCGTGTCCCGCCCGCCGAGTTGCTGCCCTATCGCGGGTGGACCGGCAAGCAAACCGAGAACCGCTACTCCCACTGGATCTGGCGGCAGTACGCCTCGGCGTTCTGGGACGACATCCGCCTCGACAACGTGCTGCCGTTCCGGGAGGCGCGGGACCAGGACGACGAGAAGCACGTCCACCCGCTTCAGCTGGACGTCATCCAGCGCTGCCTGACCCTGTGGAGCAACCCCGGAGAACGGGTGCTCACCCCCTTCATGGGCGTCGGGTCCGAGGTGTACGAGGCCGTGCGCGGCGGGCGCAACGGAATCGGCGTCGAGCTTAAGGCGAGCTACTTCCGCCAGGCCGTCCGGAACATGGCTGCGCTCGCCGACCAGCAGAACGTGCCCGACGAGCCGGGACTGTTCGACGAGATCGACGCCATAGAGCGCGCCGGAGCCGCCTGACGGCCGCCGATGAACGCCTCGGCCGCGCCGGCGGCCCGCAGTCCTTGACCCCCGCACCACCGAAGGAGAGCAGCAAGCACATGGCACGAGCATTCGGCCGGATCCTGGCCAGCATCTGGGACGACGAGGACTTCCTCGACCTCACCGTCGAGGAACAGCGCCTCTACATGTTCCTGCTGTCCCAGTCGAACCTGAACCACGCCGGCCTGCTCCCGCTCACCCTCAAGCGGTGGTCGCGCAAGGCCAAGAAGCTCACCTCGACGCAGCTCGAAGAGCAGCTCGAGGCGCTGGAGGCCGCACGCTTCGTCGTCCTGGACTACGACACCGAGGAACTCCTGGTCCGCACGCTCGTCCGCAACGACGCGGTCTACAAGCAGCCGCGCGTCATGGGCGCCATGGTCGCCGACGCCAAGGAGATCGCGTCGAGGAAGCTGCGGAACGCGCTGCTGTCCGAAATCGACCGGTTGCCGCTGGACGAGCTGTTGGACACGCCGGGACCGAAGAAGACCCCCTCGATCCGGGCTCAAGTCACCGCTCATGTCGCCGATCTTCGGGCCGCTTTCGGCGCCCCGAAGCCCGTTGGTCAACCCCATTGGGACCCCCTTGACGAACTCCCTGCCGAAGACCTTCCGGAACCCCCTGACGAAGACCCTCGCGAAGACCTTGACGAGGGGGATTCCGAAGAGGATCCGCAGGGGGATCCCCAGGCCTCTACGCGCGTGGGCGCGTCCCCGCGTGCCCGCGCGTATCCCCTGCCCCTGCCCTTATCCCCTACCCCTGAGATCATCCCCACCCCCACCCCCAACCCCCTCGGGCCAAAATCCGGTGGCGGTGGGGGCGGCGGGGATTTTGACGAAGCAACGGCACTTCTGGCCACCCTCGAACCCGAATACCTGCGCCCGCCCGACAACCATCGCGCCACGAAACTTCGCGAAGCCGTCGCCGGCCTCCTTGCCGCAGGCGTAAGCCCGGACGTGATCCGACTCGACCTTCAGGTCAATCCGCTGCCCAGGGAAGAAATCAAGTCGGTCCCCGCCTACCTGGACGGCCGCCTGAAATCCGCAGCCTCCTACCTGGCCGTCGCCGACCGCACCGAGCGCGTAGCCAGCGGCACGCCGCCCTGGTGCGGCACCTGCGATCAGGCCAGCCGCCAGCTCGAAACCGACGACGGCGACTCCTACCGCTGCCCCGACTGCCACCCCGCGACCGCCGGAAAGGCCGCCAAGCCATGACCGCCGAGACCATTGCCGAAACCGGATACCAGCCGCACCCGACGATCCTCGAGGCCGAGACCGCCGTCGCCGGCGCCGCCATGGCCAACGCCGAGAACGCCGACGCCGCCGCCGAGATCCTCAAGGAGTCCGACTTCTACGACATCGGCTGCGCGACCGTCTTCGCCGCAGCCTGCGAACTGTCCGGCTCCGGCAAGCCGGTCAACGAGCTCTCGGTACGCAGCCACCTGGTCAAAACCGGCGCGATCAAAGCCTTCGGCAGCGACACCAGCAGGCTGTTCGACCTGATCGGCCGCGCATCCGTCGGCGGCCCCGAAGGCGTCCGGCACGACGCCGACACCGTCCGCGCCGACGCCGTCCGCCGGCGGATCCAGATCGCCTGCGGCCGCGGCGCGGCCCAGGCCGGGCGCCCCGACTTCGAGATCGAGCAGATCGACCGGATCCTCGACGACATCCACGCCGCGCTGCCGGACCAGCGCGACGACCGGCCACTGTGGATCAGCGACGACCTGGACGAGTTCCTCGAGTCGCTGACGCAGCCCGTCGACCTGCGGCGCATCCCAACCCCGTGGCCCGACCTCGACGAAAAGGTCACACTGCGGGCCGGACAGCTCGTGGTCGTCGGAGCCAGGCCCGGCGGCGGCAAGTCGATCTTCGGGTTGAACATAGCCAGCCACGCGGCCATCAACCACCAGATGTCCGCGATGGTCGCGTCGATGGAGATGCCCCGGCCCGAGGTCGAGTGCCGGCTGTACGCCGCGGAGGCCCGCATCAAGCTCGACAACCTCGAGAAGCGCACCCTCGATGCCGGCGAGTGGGACCGCATCTGGGCTGCCACCGAACGCATTCGCGACAGCCCCCTGGTCATCGACGACCAGCCCACCGTCACCCTCGGGCACCTGCGTGCCCGCTTGAAGTGGATGGCCCGCACCAGGCCGGCCCGGGTGCTGGTCGTGGACTACGTGCAGCTCATGAAGTCCACCCGCAAGGCCGAGAGCCGGACGCTGGAGGTCGACGAATTCACCCGCGGCCTGAAGCTGCTGGCGATCGAGCTGGACCTGTGCGTGATCGCGCTGGCCCAGCTGAACCGCGACTCGGAGAAGCGCACCAGCAAGCGTCCGATCATGTCGGACCTGCGCGAGTCCGGATCGCTGGAGAACAACGCCGACATCATCCTGTTCCCGTACCTCGAGCCCGAGATCAGCGAAGGCGTCAAGCGGCTCGGCGAAGCGGACATTGTCGTAGCCAAGCAGCGCAGCGGCATGCATGACATTGACATCCCGCTGGCCTTTCAAGGTCATTACTCCCGCTTCCGCTCGATGGCGAACGTCTGCGACTGACCGCACCGCCCGAACCCACCGAAGGATCCCGATCATGACCCGCGCCATGCTCATCAACCCCGACAGGTCGAACCCGTGATCACCATCGAAGGCCGGGTTCGTCGCCTCGAACGCCGTGTCGCGCGACTGCGCCCGCCGCCGACCGTCCCGCCGGACGCCGCCGAGGTCATGGCCCGCATCGCCGCCACCCAGCCCGTCACCCCCGCCGAGCAGGCCCGGCACCGCGCCGAGCTGCTCGCCGCACTCAACCCGAAGGAGACCACCTGATGGCCGGAGAGACCCTGATCACGATCGTCGGCAACCTGACCGGCGATCCCGAGTTGCGCTTCACCCAGTCCGGCGCGGCTGTCGCGAGCTTCACGATCGCCTCGACGCCGCGGGCGTTCGACAAGGCCGCGAACGAGTTCAAGGACGGCGACCCGCTGTTCCTGCGCTGCTCGATCTGGCGTCAGGCCGCTGAGAACGCGGCCGAGTCGCTGACGCGCGGCATGCGGGTGATCGCGACCGGCGTGCTCAAGCAGCGCTCCTACGAGAAGGACGGCCAGAAGCGCACCGTCGTCGAGCTGGACGTCGAGGAGATCGGCCCGTCGCTCAAGTACGCGACCGCGAAGATCGTCAAGGCCGAACGCGGCGGCAACTCCGGCGGGGGCAACGGCCGTCCGCAGCAGGGGCAGCGTCCGCCGGTTCAGGCTCATCTGCAGACCAACTGGGGTGCGAGCGGCGGGTACTCGGACGAAGCCCCGTTCTGATCATGAATTAT